GAAGAATTCATATAAACGCATATATGAATTTGACTTTGAGTCCTTTGATGGCAACGTGCCTTCTGTCGTTTTGGAGATGGCAAGGCAAGTTGTGATAAGGAAATGTCCGGATTTTCCAAACAAGAAATTTTTGATTGAAAACTGGCATTATCGCAACATGCAATTCAAAACTAAACAACGGAAAGGCGATGTAGTCGAAGAAGGTTTGGCTATTACTATGACACACGGCGTAGAATCCGGACGTGGACAAACCACGGGGGGTAACACGGCTATGTGTTTGATGGTATACTCATATGTTCTAGAAGTTATTTTTAACATCTTCGACTACAAGATAATGGTTGCAGGTGACGACATGATGCTTTTCCTGAATGAAGAATTGCAAATTCCAGAAGTGGAAGCCGCAGTTTTACGATTAGGAATGCGACTGACTGGAGTGGACAGGACTGGCACGGAATCTGCTGAATATTGCAGTGGAAAATTCGTACCTGTTGCTGGCACCTATCGGTGGCAAAATAAGCCATTCAGAGCTCTGGCAAAATTTGGTGTGAATTATCACAACCACCCGCCTAAGCTCTTGAAACGTCTTCTCTATGGCAATGCATTGGGAATGTTGCCAACGGCTGGTACCATGCCAATAGTCGGTGCCTTTTTGCACGCTGTTATAAACACGTGCGAATCCGAGGGTTTGAAACCATACCATGACAATCGTCATTTGTATGAAGGTAGAATTCAAGGAGGCAGGGTCGTTGACTATGATGAAAGCACTTTAGGATGGTTTGAAGAGGAATTCGGCATTACGGATTTGGAAATTTATGATATTGAACAGTTCATTCATAAGAACGTAAAAATATCCGATTTTCCATACGTCTTGAATGACGAAATTTTTACTCGCGGATTCATGGCTGAGAACAACCTGACTGAAATGCACCACCAAGAACACGTACTTTACGTTCTTCGGGACGCGGATTTCGTTGATGACGAATACGAAAATCTCGTATACCGCGTTCCCTTGTTGGAAGAACATATAAAGTTAAAAGAATGTACTAACATCTGGCAGGCTATTGCATCCGGCTGGCAGTTTGGAACAGAAGAAACAGCGGAAATTCGTTCAAAAACTCAG